GCAAAGCGATCATGACCATTAAGTTGTAGTAGACCAGTTGCAACTGGGTTACCAGCACCAGAAAGTGAGGAACCATAGTTATTGTGTTGGTTTACTGTAACATTATGAGCAGCCCAGTTAGCTTGTTGTGCTGCAACATGAGAGGATGCAAGACCTGGAGCAACATTGTCGGATGTAACAACGAAGTTAGAAAGGTCAAGTGCAGCTGGATCAATATCACCTCCAGCAATGTTAACAACTTCATGTCCTCCGTGACTGTAAACATTGTTTGCAGATGCTTTGATAACACCAGTTGCTGAGTTCATTTCACCAGCATTTGGTGCACCAGCTTGTGTTTGGTTATTAAGAACCTTTAATACAGTAGTTTTTTCTGCTAATTCAGTAGCATTGTTACTCCAGTATAGGTATTGCTTTCCTTGCCAGTTGTTAGATCTAACATTCCAGAATAGAGCTTTGCATGGATGATTGAAGTTAAGTCTTGCTTTAACATTAGCAGCATTAACAGATTCAGATCCAGTAAATTGAACTTGTTCGATAAGGTATTCATGAGATGATTGTGCGAAACGTTTACGTTCTTCAGAATCAAGGAAGATAAAGTCAACAAGTAATTCACATGATGCCATGGATACAGTTGGTGCAGAACCAACGTGGTGTACAAGTGAAGATGCAGCAGCAAATTCAAAGTTAACACGGACATCGTGGTATTGTAATGAGATAAGTGGAAGAGCTAATCCATTGTTTCTGCAGCAGAAGAATTGTAGAGGAACGTATAAAGTTTCATCAGCATGGGTAACTGCTAAACTAGTCATTGCTGAAGTATTACCAACCATGCGGTCATAAGCTTCACCATGTGCTCCAGATTTGGTTAAGGAATCCCATACATTCATCCAGTCACCGTATTGTTTGTCAATTCTTGATCCACCAACTTCAAGTTCTACGTTGTCAATCATTGCATGACCTAATTGAGAAGTCCATGCCCATTTGGAACTTGAACTACCAGTAACTTTACATACTAGGTACATTTTAGTGATAAGATCACCATTTCTAGTAATTGGGCAAGTTACACGTCTTCCGAAATCTGGAGATCCAGAGAAGGTTTGTGTGATTGCTTCACATGAGAAGTTAGTGTGTCTCTTGTATACTGCTTTGAAAAAAGTAATTTGTGGGTTACCTGTAAGGTAAACGTCTTGTGCGCCATAGGCTACGAGTTGCATTAAACCGCCACCAGCCATTTATATATAATAATTGGAGAAAAAAAAATAATTATAAACTTATAATTTTTTCTAGACTATATATGTTTTTATTACAATTTTTTAAAGATAAAATATAAAATTATGATATTTAAAGATACTACTATATATAGTTCTATATCCTATGTTTAAAAATAAAGAAAAAAAGAAAAAACAGGATACTAGTAGAATTACTGCTACTGTTGATTCTAAACATCAGGAAAAAGTAAAATATTTTGAAGAGAAAAAAAATAAGTTACCAAAATTAAAACAAAAATTAGAAAACATAGAAAAAGAACTTATAGAACTTGAAAAAAAAGATGTATTTAATTTATCTGAAATAGAAAAAAGAGCTGATCTACGTGATAGTAAAGAACAAATAGAAAATGAAATAAATAATATTGAAAATAATGTTGAAGAAATGAATTATTATCATAATACAGCACATAATTTTTTAATTCCATATTATGAATTGTTAGATAACCAAGAAAATAATTTTGAAAAAAAAGAGAAAAAATCGATTCTTGAAATATTTAATCAAAAACCTAATAATGAAGATAAAAGTTTACAAGAAAAAAAAATTTCTAGAGCATCTTTACTTAATAACTACCTTAGAACAACTGAAGGTAAAACATTTAAAAAACAAAAAAGGAAGCCAAAAATAAAAAATTGCCCAATTTGTAAAGATGTTGAATTAACATTACATATTTCAGATGGAAATTTTACATGTAAAAAATGTGGTTTTTCTGAAGTTGTATTATTAGATTCAGATAAACCAAATTATAAAGATCCTATTCCAGATAATTCAGCATATGCTTATAAAAGAATTAATCATTTTCGAGAATGGTTATCTCAGTTCCAAGGAAGAGAAAATACAGATATTCCAGTTGAAGTTTATGAAAAAGTTTTAGAAGAATTACAAAAAAATAGAATTCATAATCTCGCAGAATTAAAACCTGATAAAATGAGAGCTATATTAAGAAAAACAGGATATAATAGTATGTATGAACATATACCACATATAATTTCAAAAATAAATGGATTACCACCGCCTAATATTAGTAGAGAAACAGAAGAAAAACTTATTAAAATGTTCACTATGATACAAAAACCATTTCAAATGTATAAAACAAAAAAAAGAAAAAATTTCCTTAATTATTCTTATGTATTACATAAGTTTTGTGAATTATTAGAATTAGATCAGTTTTTACCATATTTTCCATTACTAAAATCGCCTGAAAATTTAAAAGAACAAGATGCTATATGGAAGAAAATATGTAATCATCTACATTGGGAATTTTATACATCGGAAAATAAATCAGAATATTACAAAAAATAATTAATTAATTTAAAAAAATTAATTAAATTTATTTACTTCTTCTTCTTAGCTTTTTTTTCTTTCTTATCATCTTCATCTTGTTCTTGACGAATACATTTGCTTTTATCTACAACAATACAAGGTGTAATAGTATCAATTATTACAAATAAAGAACAAATTAAACATGATAGAATTATCTGTTCAACATCATCAATTTTGAATTGAGGTACATACCTTAAAATTGTAAATGTAATAAATGCAAAAGTTAGATATTTTGTAAAATTTTTAGAATTCATATATAAATAAATAAGATTTTTTATTAGTTAAAAAAAAAATTAATATCATTATATATTAAATGAAAGGTTCATTAATACAACTTGTATCAAATGGAGCAAAAGATATAATTTTAACATCAGAACCTCATATTACATATTTTAAATCAGTTTTTAGAAAATATACTAATTTTGGTACAGATACCCTCAAATTAGATTTTGAAGGTAATATGGAATTCGGTGAAACAATGGTATGCAATATTGATAAAATAGGTGACCTTCTTACTAAAATTTATTTAGAAATAGATATTCCTAAAGTATCATTACCAAAAGATCAAGATACAAATTTATTAAATACTTATACTACAAATGTTAATACATTCACAACTGAATTATCAAATTTTAAAATATATGCTGATATACAATTAGATGTTTATAGACAAATATTCCCATTACTAGATATTACTAATACTACATTCACTAGTATTTATGATAAAGTTACAGATTATTTTACTAACCAAATTACTAGTAAATTAGGTGATTATAATACAGCTATCGGAGCATTACAATCTGAATATAAAATTATTAGTAATCAAGCAAATCTTGACCAAATAGTTAAAGATATTTTAATACAAAATGCTTCTGCTACTGATTCAGTAAGATTATCATTATTTAAAACAAAATTTAGTAAAGCATATTTACAAATTACTAGTACTTATGAATATCTACAAAATAAAGTTTTAGAAAATACAAAGTATATGTTAAGAGAAACTAATAATAAACATAAATTTAAATGGATTGAATATTTTGCATTTTTTATGATTGATAAATTAACAATTGAAATAGGTGATAAACAACTGGAATCTATTTCTGGAGAGCAACTATATTTAGAATATTTATTAAATAGAAATAAATATAATGATAATATCTTCAACAAACTAATAGGTAATGTTTCTATTTTAACAAATTATAATAGAGAAGAAAAACCTAGTTATAAAATGATTATACCATTAGATTTAAATTTTACAAAAAATTATTTTAATAGTATTCCTCTAGTTGCATTAAATTATCATGATGTTAGAATTATTTTAAAATTACAAAACATTAATAAAATAATAAAAACTGAATATACATTACCATTAAATTCACAATTAAATGTTACAAATATATCTTTATTTGCAGATTTTATTTATTTAGATAATGATGAAAGAGAAAGGTTCTGTACTGGTAAATTGTTTTATTTAATTGAACAAGCAAGACAATTTAAATATACTGGTATAAAAGAATCTTCAATAGAAGTAAAATTACCATTTAGTAATCCAACAAAAGAATTATATTTTTATGTTAAAAAGAAGTCAGATATTGATAACAATATTATGCATACTTATCATTATTCTAGAAAAGTAAACAATGAAACAGTTTTAACATGTCCATATAAAGCTGCAAATTTAAAATTAAATGGATATGATAAAATCTTAAAAAAGGATTTTAAATATTTTAATTATATTCAACCTTATGAATATCATAATGGTGATTTACCATTAGGATTAGGATTATACTCATTTTCATTATTCCCTGATCAGTATCAACCAAGTGGGTTTTGTAATTTTTCAAATATAAAAGTAAGTACATTACAAATAGATTTTGAAGATATATTTTTTAATTCTATAGATTCTACTGATGAATTATATTTATATATATTTTCAAAATCTTACAATTTTATGTTAATTCAAAATGGTATGGCTCATATTCAATATTCAAATTAATTAATTTTTTCTTCTAATATATTATCTTCATATGAATCAATAATATTTACATCATTAACCAATGAATAATTATTTAATAATACTTCATCAACAGAGTCAGTTTCTGATGATAGTGTGCTTAATTCAATATATATTATATTGTCTAATTCATTATTTTTAAATTCATACTTAGAATACAAATTAATATAATTATTAACTATTTTTATTAATTTCATAATAATATTTGAATATAATGGTATTTTTATTTTTAAAGGTAAGCTAACAAAATGTTCATAACTATCTATATTATTTGATACTAAATATATTATTCTCATACTAAATAAATTTAACAAAAATTGAAATCTAGAACATATCTCTTTGTTAACTATTATCTGTTCATTAAAATTAGAACAAGAACATATTTTATTTACAAAACCATGTGATGGATTACCAAAATTAATATCTATAAATGACTTTAAAAGTACTAACACCTTTTCTTTGAAAATTATATATAAAAATTTGTAGTTTTTACTAATATCCATTTTTTTTGTAATAAAATTATTTTTTCTTATATAATTTTTGAAAACAGGCAGCAGTTTTTCATATAATTTTAAGAGTAATTCTTCATCTTTTATTATTTTAATCTTAGTATCTAAAAAATTTTTTATAATATTATATTCTGTTTTTTTAAAAAATTTTCTTAATTTTTCAAATTCTCTTTTAATTTTTATATTTTCATTTAACTGTTTACAATAACAAATTTCAATTACTTTACTTTTTATATTATTATTTTTTAAATATTTAGCAAATTTATTACATTTTTTTTTATTAATTAAATTATTTTTTGCTATTAATTCAAATTCATGTCTAGTTTCTGTAGATAAATTTTCTATTGCTTTATCAAAGATTTTGTCCATTTAAAATAAAAAATAAAAAATTTTGAAGAATTTAAAGTAATATATAGTATAAAATATAAAGTAAATATGCCAGGTGGATCAGGTGCAATGTTTCAGCTAGCTGCAAGGGGAAAAGAAGATTTAAATCTGTATAGTTTGAAAGATCCAACACCTTTCAAAGCTGTGTATAAAAAATATAGTCATTTCTCCATGCAAGACCATTATATACCTTTTAACACTAATATAAATTTTGGACAAGTATGTAAAGTAACAATTCCAAATTTAGGTGACTTAATTGGTAATAATTTATTTATTAATATAAAATTTCCAAAAATATCTATTTCTTATAAAAATTCAATTGAAAATGAAATACTAAATTTAAGAAACGATGATGGTACCAATGTAATTAAAATAAATAATATTGAAGAATTTAAAAAATTTTTATTAAATACTATTGATATCAATTATATTTTTAGCAATCATTCAAATATCAATAATATAAACAATGTATTTGGAGTAATTAACTTGTATAATAATTTTTTAGTATTTAAATTAACAAATAATGTTATAAGTTATGATTTTACTCATAAATTATATTACAGTAATACGATTGGATATATTGAACATTTATTTTTTAAACAGAAGGAATTGATGAAATCAAAGGAAATTTTAAATTCACATACTATAAAAAATAGTATTATTTCCAGTTTAAAGGATAGTTTATTATTCATTGACAATACTTCAAATTTGGAAACAAGATCAAATGTTAATTTAGAATTATCAATATATCATGAATATTACTACAAAATTAGTCAAAATTTAAATTTTGAAGAAAATGCATACGCCTCTAAATTTTATACTGTAACTATTGCGGGAGAAATAAGTTCTGCTATTACATATAATTTATACGGATTGATATCAAATTCTAACACTTTATTAGGAGAAATAATAGAGATAAATCAAAATAATTTGAAAGTTCAGCTACCGATTTTATTATATGATATTAACAACTATACTAGTATTTTTATATCCAATAAAGAATGTACCTATACTAGTTCAATAACATTAATTAATGGAGATAAAATATCAAATGGTGATTTAGAATTAACTATATCAAATGTTTCAGGATCAACTATTACATTTTCATTAACAAAAATACCAACATCATCTACAATTATATCAAATACATTTTTAACAGAAAATTTAGAAGAGGTAACAATAACTGGATTAAATTATCAATTTTATACTGTTTCTAGTACAATAAAAAATAATTCAAATATAGAAAATGATATTGTGTCATTTTTTAGATCTTTATCAACAACTGATTTTAAATCATTATTTATAGAAATGATGAACAATTCATTAACAATACCTTTTTGGTTCTATTTCCAATTTTATTCAAAAATATTTTCAAATACAAATAATACAACAAGTACAAATAATATGATTAGTCGTATTATTACAATGGATCGTACAACATATGATTTGGATACATCAAAAAGTACTTTAGAACAAGATTTAACAAAATTTGGAGAATTTTCAAAAAATTTCAATACATTATATTTAAATTCTTCTAGTACATCATATTCAACTAAAATTTTGAATACAGGAGATACAAATTTTACAACATTAATAAATACAAATTTAAATGCGTATAAGAATCAAATGCTTGATGATTATTCAACAAATTTAGCAAATTATTTATTAACTGGTACACCGAATTCTTTAAAAGATTTATTTAAAACAATTGCTGTATATTCTACAACAACTGCATCTGTTGAAACAGTTATTTATAAAATTGATATAACTCCTACAAATGGATTGTTTGATAGTGCAGCAAAAGTAATAGTACACAGTAATTTTGGAGATATTTATATATCGGCTGCTAATATTTCAACATTAGCTCGTGTAGAACAAGGTGCAACTACAAATGAAATTATAATTACTTTTACTTTACAACAAATTTTAATTACATTGTTTAATAAAAAATTTGATACAGATGTTCTAACAGCGACCGAGTATAATGGATTAAAAATATTTAATAATGCTACGCATTATAGTTTCTTTAATAATAACGCTTATATGAAATTAAACATAACATCTAGGACTGAATTTATGGATACAGTATTATATACTACTGATACATACATCAATGATGAATCATTATATGTTCAATCAAATGTGTATTATTTTACAAATTTTATTTTATGTGATTTCATTTATTATTTGAGAAATTTATTCAAAACTAACTTTTTTAATAAAATAACATATGATCACCAAATAGAATTAGAATCTAGATGCTTAGAATTATATGCAAAAATTAGAAACAAATATATGATTGTATATCTTGGTATGGCAGAAATTTCAACTACAGGAAGATTATATCTTTCCGAAATAACTGATTACTATGATCTTTATGATTGTCAAAATATAATAAATTTTCTTACAGATAGAGATAATTTAACTGAAATACAATTAAAAACAATGTTAGATAGTACAACGATTTCTTCTCAATCATATAGTTATTCTAAAGGATCAGATATAATTGATATTTATAAGAATAACGGAAATTTACAATTTCCCAGTATTTTTGTTATGTATGGAAATAATATATCATCAGTAACTGATAATTTATTAACTACTAATAATTATTCTTTAATTGACAGAAATACATCAAGAATTTATGTATATTCTAAAAATACACCTGGTGATTCTGTAACTTTAGGTGGAAATAATATATATATCAAGAAATTTAATAATCCATTATTTAAAGGTATTAATTATCAAGTTAATGAAAAGCTTAAAGTTGGAACTAATACAGATTATTTATTACATAATATTACAAATACAAATACATATATATTTATAAAGAAAGATTTGTCATCAAATATTACTGAATTTAAATTTAGATTAGGTTCAATGTTTTTTGCTAAAACTGGATTAACATATGTTGATAAAATACAAACAGATAATACTATAACTGTATTTAAAGTTAGAGATAGTATTACATTTTTAGATAATAGTTATCATATTGATAGTTTAGATGATGTAAATAGTTTAATAAATGATTCAACTATATTTTCAGGTTATATTTCAGACAATACTGATTCAGTAACAATTGATCATATAATGTTAGATGCAATAGATACATACACTCAGACAAATACCGATTTAGATGTTTTAGATGGAGTCTATTACAATGGGACTCCAGGAGATAATTTAAATTTATTAACAAAAGCAGAGGCATTGTCTTTATTCAAAACATATCTAACTACTTTTAAAGACAATTATTCATATTATTATATATTAAAGCACTATGAAACAAGAAATACATCATATTTTAATTTTTTAAGAGGATTTACAGAAAATTTAGAAAATATTGGTTACACAGTTGATACAGTAAATAGGTATATTGAAGAGCAAATTGGTTTTAAATTAAAAACATATCAAAATGTATTTAGTGATAATTTAACAAGATATTCTTATCAAAATAACAATAATTTAATAACGAATTCAATTAATATGTACAAATTAATTAAGGATAAAATCGCTTCATACATAACAAATTATTCTGAAACTAATACAATATTTAATTTTGAAAGATTAGTATTAAATGATAAGTATTATTATTCAAATTATGGGTTATTATCAAATTTAGACAGTATTTTATATAATGGAAATACACTAGTTACAAAATATTATTCACCAAATAATGGTATATTAAGAAATATATATAATCCAATATTTTTAGATCAAAGAAAATTTATAACACAAACTGTTAGTTTTATAAAAGATATTTTATTAAAAAAAAGTTTGTATGATTATGTATTTTTGCTAAGTGTTTATGGATATATGCCAAATGTAAAACTAGAAGAAATAATTTATACAATATTAAATAATCAGGCTTATAGTTCAACAAACTATTCAGCAGAATTATTATCTAATGAAGAAGTAGCTTCTGTAGAATTTAACACATTATTTGCTGATAAAGCAATTTATAAGTACAAAAATACATTAATGTCGTTTGACGAATACAATCAAGCAAAAATTGTTATTGATAAATTTTCAAAAAATGGAGAAATTTTAGTGAAAGAAGTATTAATAAGAGAAAAGTATAATTCATTACCAAATATGTGTATTGATGTTATTCGTAATAAAACAACAACTTTTAACAATACAATATACAAACAGTTACAAATACATTTTGAAAAGAAGGATAATAATACACAATATATAGAAAATATTACATTTAGTAATAATGGAGGATTTATTGCATTTGCCTCTACTCATCTAATAAATTTTAATTCCAATAGTTTGTATATTAAATTATATATTGGTAATGATGTTTATTTGAGTAAATTAACATTGTCTGGTAGTATATATACAACAACAATTACATATAATGCAACATATAATATAACTGTATCATATGGATATCATATATTAAAAAATATAATTGTAACTACACAAGAGTTATATGATTTAAATAATTCAATATCTAATGAATCAGTTAGTAAAATAAATAATGAATACAAAAGAACTTATCAATTACCAGTAACATTAAATTTAGTTGGTGATCAAAATAATTTGTTAAGTTTATCATTATCTCGTAATTTTAATAAAGATAAATATTTAACAATAAATAAAATGTTATTACTTGCAGTTACAAATTTTAAGAAAAGTAATACAATTGAAATTACAAATGATATTACATATAATAATACGAATACCTCTTTATCAGTATCAGATTTAGGTGAAGATTTTTTAATGTTATTTGGTGATAAGATGTCAGGATATGGGTATTATGATACACAATTAAGGATGTTAGAATTAAACAAGTTAGAAGAAAAAAATACATACAATTGTAATTTATACAAAATGGGTTTAAATAAGTTTGATACAGGATATAATAAATTTTTTGATGATTCCAGTGTTATAGCAGCGGATACATCAATTACATTAAATGATATAGGGTATGATAGTTTAACAATAACCCATGGATATGATTATCAATTAGACACATCAAATATAACAATAGATTCATCAGGAATATATTACATGTATAATTTAGAGTTAAATAACAAACAAAATTTATCTTTAGAAGATTCATTAATCCTAAAGAGTAATAGTAAGGAAGTAGGAGTAAATAAGATAATATCGGTTGTTGAAAATAGAGTAAATTTACTAACAACTCAATATATATCAAATCCAACAAATATATTAAATTACAGTTATACTAAAATTCAAAGTAATAGTGATATATTAGAACCGATGATTAATGATAGTATAACAATAAGTAATAATAATTATTTACTGAAAGAGACTGATAATAGAAATTTAATAGTAAAAATGGATTATAATAAAAATATAACGAAGGTAAATATAAAATTAAAAAATTGGTATACAACAAATATAACAAAGAATTTATCGAACAATAGTATTGTTTTAGCAGATAGTGTATTAATAAATGTAAGAAAACCATCAAATAATGTATTAGTAAATTTATCAAATAAAAGTGTATCAAGATTAGAATATGGTATTAAATCGTTTGTAAATAGTAATAATACTTCATTGATTAATTTTAATCCTGAACCATTATTAAGGTTATTTTACAATGATTCAACATTAATAAAGAATATAAGTGATATTGATAATTTAACATATAAGGATAATTTAGGTTTAACAAACTCAGATGGTAATAAATTAGTGTTAAAGATACGTGATTTATTTTTTAAGAAATTGGAAACTTTTGGTGAGAAAGAATGGTATTATGATACACATGATTTAGATTATAATTTAGAAAGTAATAATACAGCAGTTTACACACCAAAACAAACAGAATTAATAACTGAACAATATAACAATTTATCAAATTATAGAACATATGTAAAAAGAACCGATGCAATAACAAATAGGGATATTACACCTAAATTTAGATTTGTAAAGAATTATGGATTAAATTTAATAAAGAACATAAAATTAAAATTAGGTGATTTTCAGATATCAGAATATGATTCAGATTACATATATATATTTGATAAATTAGTTCATAGTACTCAAGATGGTATTAAAAAAATGTATGGTAATGATGAAACTGAACATATTGAATCATCTGAAGGAAATTTTTATATACCAGTACCATGGATGTTTAGAAAAATACCATTTCCTTTGATAGCTAGTCCATATACAAAATTATCATTAGAGGTTGAGTTAAACAATATTGAAAATTTGATTATAACAGATGATAATAATACGAATAAGGTTTCATCAAAAAGACCAAAATTATTTGTATTAGGGAATTATTATTATTTAGAACCAGAACAAAGAAGATTATTTGCAGAGTACAGGCATGAATATTTAGTAGAACAGGTAAATAGATTAATTATACCGAGACCATCATTTGATTTAAAAGTAAATGATTTATCAATAATACCGATAGAATTAGGTAATCCAACGAAGGATATGTTTTTCTTTTTCAAGTCAAAAGAGAATGTAACATTAGGTTTATTAAATAATTATGGAGTGAAATCAGGTACAACAAGTAATGTAAAATTTATATTAACAAATAATGTTATTGCAAAACAAGTTACACAGGAGGATGTATATAGTAATCCAATAAAACAGGCAAAAATAAAATTCAATGGTAGAGATAGAATGAAGTATTATGATGGATCATATTACAATGATGTTGTACCTTACCAATATTACAAAGGAGAAGTGGATATTGGAGTAAATGTATATTCATTTTGTTTGCAACCAGCGGAAGATTATCCAACAGGGAGTATAAATTTATCTTATGTTGAGGATATGAATTTATTTTTAAGGTTACATACGAGTGCGGATGGAAATATACATATTTATACAAGGAATTACAATATACTTAGATTAATGAGTGGTCAATCTGGGATAATTTATTTAAATTAAAGTTATATTAGTAAATTATATATACTAATATAATATGAGCGGAAGTTTGATACAATTAGCAGCGAAAGGTCAGAGTAATTTATATTTAACAGAAAAACCGGAAATTACTTTTTTTAAGTCTGTATATAAACGCCATACTAATTTTTCAATAGAACCAATGCCACAATATTTTTCATCAGTACCAAATTTTGGAAATAAAGTATCATGTACATTAGCGAAGACAGGTGATTTAATAACGAATGGTTATTTGATAGTAGATTTACCATCAACACCAAAATTTTTTGATTCAGCAGGTAAATTAGATGAATATATAAAGGTAGCATGGGCAAAAAACTTAGGATATAGATTAATAAAGAAGATAGAGTTAGACATAGGTAATAAGATAATTGATACACAATATGGTGAATGGATGTATATTTGGAGTGAGATTAATGTTACTGGGAATGAGAAAGGATTAAATAAGATGACTGGAAATACTGATATATTTACACATTTTTCTGGTACAAAAGATAGTCAAAGATTATACATACCATTACAATTTTGGTTTTGTAAATCACATGGATTAGCTTTACCATTAATATCATTAAAATATTCTGATGTAAAAATACACATTGAATTTTGTTCAAGAGAGGAGGCATTAATAGTTGCACCAACACATAAGATAAAAATAAATGAGAATATAGTATTATGTAATCAGGGAGATATATTAATTCAGAAAGGGGTAAATAGGGATGTGATTGGTATTTACATAGATTATAATTTTATTACGAAAGAATTATTATATTTAAAAGTACAGGATGAGTTTACAGGTTCATTAATTAATGGAAAGGTAAATAACATAATTAATTTATTTGATGATTATTCAGTTAGTCCGCAGACATTAGCTGAGACATCTGAATATGCAATTAATTTTACAACTGAATTAAGTTTAAAGACAGCATATTTATTGTTTGATTACATATTATTAGATAATCAGGAGAGGTACCAATTTTTTGAGAAAAAATTAGAATATATAATTGAACAGATTCAGTATAACGGTGAAAAGACAATTAATAATAATAGTTATAAATGTAATTTAAATTTCAATAATCCTGTTAAATCATTAACATGGATATGTCAGATGCAAAATTATGGAATTAGCAAATTAAATGCATGGAATTTTTACAAATCAAATTTAACAATAGAGTATTTAAGATTTAATAATTATAGAGCTAGACAAGTTTTATGTGAGTGTACTGATACAAATACATGTAATCATGATATGGAGATATGTACATTAAAAAAAACAGATGATGATAGAGATGGTTGGAATTATGTTGATTATGTTACATTGAAGACATTATGTAAGATAAAAGATTTATCTGATTATTATTTAGAAGACAGACAATTTATTATAAAGAAAGCAAAAATATTATTGAATGGTCAAGAAAAAGTTAAAGAGTTTCCTTACCAATTTTTTTCATATTTAGAGAATTATAAAAATTATAATAGAAGTAGAGATAATCATGTATTTCATTATAATTTTGGATTAAAACGAGATAATTTAGAACCACGTGGATCTATGAATTTTAGTAAGATTGATCAGGCATCAATCGAGTTAAAGTTAGATCAAAAAGTTTCATATTTTACACCAGCTAAATTAAGAGTATATGCACAATCCTATAATGTTTTAATAATACATGAAGGGATTGGTTCATTAAAATTTATTTCTTAGACATCTGCTAAGTAGTTAATTCCAGATGAGCCAAAGCCACCAGAACCACGTTCAGTTTTTTCTAATTCATCTACAATCTTATAAGTGAAAGTTTGTAGATGGGGCATACAGATCTGAAATAATTTATCCCCCTTTTTTATTTTAAATTCTTCATTTGAGTGATTATCTACTTTAGCCATTAATTCTCCTGTATAATCGTAATCTATAATACCAACACAATTTGCCATTCTCAATGGTGTTTTACTAATACTACTACGTGGGTATAAGTAGTATCCATGAGGTATTACTTCTCTAGATTGATCTTTTTGGCAAGCTATACCAAATTTTATTTTTTGACCCAATGATTTTGGGGGAATAGATAGATCTGTTGGGCATACTAGATCTATACCAGATGAATATAAAGATCCTTTGGGTGCATCTGACTCATAGTAGGATTTTAAAAATTCTTTTGTTTCTTCATTTAATAATTTAATTTTTAGTGCCATTGTTAAATATTATAATCTAATATTTAATAATTATTATTCAATTTTATTTAAAACTCTCTAACTGTACTTGCAGCTGTAGGTTCTTTATCCATACCTTTTCTAACTGCATTGGTAATTACTTCTTCTAATGTCATAATAGTACTTAGTGCTTGACCTGATAGTTTTCTTTTCTTTGCTTTTAATTCGCTTAAATTAGAATTTAGATCATCAAGTTCAAATTTACCAGTTTTTAACTGTCTTTGCAGCTGTAGGTTCTTTATCCATACCTTTTCTAACTGCATTGGTAATTACTTCTTCTAATGTCATAATAGTACTTAATGCTTGACCTGATAGTTTTCTTTTCTTTGCTTTTAATTCGCTTAAATTAGAATTTAGATCATCAAGTTCAAATTGACCTTTTTTTTCTCCTTCTTTAATAGCAGCAACTTTGTCTCCGTTTGATCCAATTAGAGCATCTAATTTATCATAAGTTACACATAGAGAAGATTCTACTTCTTTTAACATTCTAAGCATAGATTCTACTTTGATTTTACTATTTTCAGTAAGGTTAATATTTTTTGCTCGTAATGTTTCTAATTGTTGATTTACTCTTTCTTCTAAGAAATTTTTGTCACCGCAATATTTTCTTACTGAAGGAGCATTTGAGTAAACGATTGCACCACCGCCTCTTTGAGCAAGTAAACTTGCGCCCATAACTGGGTGCATTAATCTTTGTGGTTGATAGTTAGCAATTGCTAATGCTCCTGGTAATCCAGAAATAAAATCAGAACTTGGAAGGTGATTAGCATATTCTCCTTGACCACCGACTGGTAAGAATGATAGGTCTACATCTTTTCCTTGGCGTTGACTAACTCCAGCGTATTTATCAGCTGTTGCTTTAAAATCAGGATTTAAGTCTTTATCTAAAACAGCATAGGTTGCATATTCTGCAGTCATTCTTGCTAAAATACTTTTTATATTTGCAGCTTCATCTCCATTAAAGGCAACTTTACCAGTTTCTTGATCTACTGTCATCATATTTTTACCTTTTAATAATGCAAATACATAAGCAGGGTTTAGTTTAACTAATTCCTGTCTGAATTCAAAAGCATTATTTCCTAAACCTGGTAAGCCTCCTTCTGTGAGTGTACTATTACTATTTGGTCGTGGAGCAGATAAAGGTGTATCAGAACTTGCATCTGCAGATATTTTAGATGCATCTACCCACTTTTTAGTATTTACTGCTTCTTCAGCTACCCGTTTCTTAGCTTCTTCTATTTCCTTGTTTCGCTCTTTACTTTCTTTACTTAACATAAAACCTTTTTTTTTTTTTTCTTTAGAAAGTCTCAAAAGTTCGTCGTCTACAGGATTAAGACCAGCATTAGCGGTACCACCTACTTGACTTGCAGATTTCCATGCACCACCTTCCATGTTTAAATAATTTCCTGTCATTTCTTGTACGTTATTATTACTGAGTAATGTTGAAGTTGTACTCATCGATTATATATAATACTATAATATATTTTTTTTATATTAACCCTACAATTTTTAATTTCTAAATATAAATTATATATATGAATTTTATAAGTTTTATTATGAATAATAAAATAATATTTTTGATTATTATAATGTTTTTAATACATTTAATAAATCCAATTGAGAAAATGACTCAAAGCAAGTATAAAGGTAAAAAAGTAATAATATATAATTTTAATACATCATGGTGTTATTATTCTAAAATATTAATGCCTGTATGGAAAAAATTAGAAAAACACTATAAAAATAACAAATATGTAAAGGTTATTGATGTAAAATGTGAAGAAAAACAAAATAAAAAAATATGTAAAAAATATAAAATAAAAAGTTATCCAACAATAATAAAAGTTAAAGATGGTAAAAAAATAATGTTTAAGGGTAATAGAACTGTAAAAGATTTAATAAAATTTATTGAGAGTTAAGATTTTAATTTAGTAAAAATTTTCTTAGGGATTTTTTTAATAAATGAATCAGGGTCTAACAAATATATAAAATATGATAACAAAATAGAAGAATGGTGACTATAGCCAAGAATAGATACTAATCTAAAAATAGTAGATTGTAATGGTACTATATTTTTTTGATATTGTTGATAATAAAATATATAAATATCAATAGCAACGCATAGTACACTAATACCATTATTACATAAGAATTTAGGTCTATTAGGATAGTTATTGATAATAATATTAGAATTAAAGTTATTATATACTTGTGTAAAAGCTGCGATATCAGTTATAATAGAAACAGGTATATTATTATTATTAATATAAGTTATACGTACAAACTCATCAATATTTGCGATAATTTCAGTCTTAAATTTATTAAAAAGTGTTTCATTTATATCATCACCTAATAATAATTTATAATTTTTATCAGAAATAGTTTCAAGTGTTGAAATTAGATATTTGAATAACTTATAAGGATTATTATTTTTATTAAGGTAAACAACAGTTTTATATAATAAGAATGTAGCAATAATTTCATAGGGATGATTATTTATAATTTTAGTGATTTGTACAGCATTTTTTAAACAATCTGTTTGATTAAAATTATTAACAATATAAATAAAACTACGTAAAATAGAATTACCATTAACTTGTGATAATATCTCATTATCATTTTTATTAGTAATAGATTTATATAGATTATCACCACTAATAAGTACACCTGGATTTTTAAATTTAGAAAAATCTTTAATAAATTTTTTCATTAATTTAAGATCAATTGTTTTTTCATCATGAAAGAATTCAATTAATGCTGATGAATATGATTCATAATAATTTACATCAATAGATTCATAATAATCAAGTGATCCAATTTTAATGAAATTAGTTAAATAAAAATCTGTATATAATTTAAGGTCATAAACTGGAAATTTTTCAAATAATAGTTCTTGATTCTTATTATCTTTAATATGAGTTGAAATAATAAAATCAAAGAAATTTTTAATAATTTTAAATTTATTATATTTCATAATATAAATTAAATTAAGAAAAAAGTTAAGTAATAAACAAATAATTATCTTTATTTTTTCCATAATTAATAAGGAATTGAATATTTTCTTTTTTTAAGCTAAATTGTACTAATGGTAAGTTATTATCTTTTAAAATAATGATATGATCTTTATATTTTTGGAATTGGAGAAGTTGTTTAGAATTAGATGGTAACATATATGCATAAGCAATATATTCAAAAATATTATTAAATTGATCTGTCTTTTTCTTTTCAAATAAAATTCCAACTGTGTTTTCTAACTGATTATCATAAATATGCATAGGGAAATTATTAAATATTCCACCATCGCAATAATATTTATTATAAATTTTAATAGGTGGGAATATACCAGGTATAGCACAGCTTGCTAAAACTATATCAATAATGTTAAATTCAGGAGTTTTATCTTTGTTAAAAATTTGATACGAAGCTGTAGTAAGACAGGTAACACCAATATTAATATAAATATTTGTTAATTCAAAATGTTGTTTAAATGTTATATCCTCATATTTTAATTTATAATTAGTAAGAGTTTGTAATATAATTTTTAATTGTATATTATCTGATATTGATAATTTATCTAATATATTATCAATGGATGGAAATCCCATAAGTTCAGATAATTCAAGATTAAGTGCTAATTCTTCAAGTTCATTAGGAGTATAACCAATCGATAGTAAGTATGTAATAAGTGAACCACTAGATACGCCAGTAAGAGAAGTAACAGAATCAAAACAGATAGATTGAAGTATACCAATGAATGAAAAGCATTTTGCACCACCACCAGATATAATAATATTTTTAATTGTGTTCATTAATATTATATAAAAAAAAATAAGTAATATAAACATATATGTCAGATGAATTTAACTTAGAGGATTTAAAAAAAGTAAATAAAGACAAAAAAAAATATAGAGAAAGTAACTATAATAAGATATTACAGTTATTTTATAATAAAATAAAGATTGTGAATGATACAGGTAATACAGAATGCTATTATTTAATTCCAAATTTAATTGGAAAAAATACAATAGCAGATATGGATGATTGTTTAAAATATTTAGAGAAGAAATTAAAAAAACATGATTTTGATGAGATAAAGATATATAAACCAAATATGATTTATGTAAAATGGTCTGTAGAATAATTATACACGCTTACGATCTGATATCATATTAATAAGAATAATAATCATACCAATTAAAATTAAACATAATAGCATTTTTCGTACTTCAATTGGATTAAGATCAATAACAATTTTATTACGATTTATATAACGTTCTACTTTTTTTCTACATCTTTTGCATTCTTTTATTTTTCTAAAAACATCTTTACATGGTATATGTTTTTTTTTATATTTATATTTATTAGAAATAGTTATAGATTTAGATGTTACACTACTAACAATAGATTTTTGTTTTTTCTTTTTCTTCTTTTTCTTCTTTGGTGTAGAAGAAGATACTTTATTTGAGTTTTTTAGTTTAGGTTTATAATGTTTATTTATATTATCATAATCTTGTTTAATATCAAAGTATTGAATAGAATTATTAAAATTATCTATATTAGGTTTATTATTGGCAATGTTATTAGTTTCATTATTATTTTGAAAGTTATTAGAATATAGTTCAATAATATCATCATTCCAAGCTTCTTGAATAGTTGAGTACATAATATAGTATATATAGATACAGAAATAAAATTAATTTTATAAATTATTTATATATGGGATTAAAAATGGAGAATATTTATGATGATTATAATTTATATATATTTATAGTAAAAATTTTAATGTTATTTGAGTATATAAGATGCAATGAAAAATACAAGAGATACTTAATAATACCAAAAGATTTAAATAATTTAAGATGGTTATTATTATTAGTAGAATTATATTTATTGAAGTATCATTTTAAAATTAGTATAATATACACATTGATATTAATTGGTTTTATAATAAATTCCAGTAAAAAGAGTATAGATGATGTATTAAATGAATATAGTAGATTAATAAATAAATAATAGATTGCGTAATTATATTTAAATAAACTTCTATTAACTATATATTATGTCAAGTACAACAGATAAAAAACCAAAATTTACATTTACAACCGAAACAGATGTAGGTCTTGGGATGTTAGCAGACCCAGATAAATTAAAATTAGTAGGTGAGAATGATAAATCAGATAGTTCATTAAGTAGTTCAGATAGTTTAACAACATCATCAGATAGTGATTCTAGGAGTAGATCAACAATAAGGGTTGTTGAAGACAGAGTAAAGAATTTAATAGGAGGAGATAAAAATTTAGAGAATCCAACAGTACCAGCTGTTCCGGCACCAGGAAAACCAACAGATTCATTTGCAAGTAAATTTTTTGGACCTAAAGTAACAAAACCAACAGATACGAAGAATAATGATACAACTAATCAAAAAACCAAAATGTTTATGGAACAGAGTAAAGAATTACCATTTGATCAATTACCTCCAAAAGTACAGAAATTTAAAAAGTTAGAAAAGTTTGCAAAATTGATGCATTTAAAGAACAACTTAGGTATAAATTTAACACAAAATTATAGTTTAAATTCAAAATATGAGGATATGGAGTTTGAGTTACAATATCATACTAATATGATGAATAAGAAAAAAGGTGTAGAATTATGGAAGAGTTTTATATCAAATGGTGTTACAGCATTGGAATTTATGAATGATAGATTTGATCCATTTGGGTTTAAGTTAAGTGGTTGGTCAGAACATGTAAAAGTGGGTATAGATGATTATGATGAGGTATTAGGCGAATTATATGAAAAGTATAAAGGTAAAGGTAGGAAGGTAGAGCCTGAGATAAAACTATTGATAATGATAGTTACATCAGCGGCAACATTCCATGCGAGTAAAACATTAGGTGATACCATCCCTGGTTTAGATGATGTATTAAAGAACAATCCTGAATTAATTCATAAATTAAACAGAACAATAACTGGATCAAAGAAAACACAGGATGACGTAGTGAATGAAGTAAATAATTATCAAAGGGATTTATATGATCAGATGTTAAGAGAAAAGAAGGAAGCTGTAGAAAGAATAAACGAGAATGAAATAGAGAATATGAAATTAAGATCAGAAAATAGGAATCAGAAAGTAAGGATAGATGATTTACATAGAAAGAATATGAGTAATAATAAGAGTCATATAACTGAAGATAATACAATATCTGGTCCAAAAAATTTAGGAGAGATTATAAAAAAAATAAAATCACAAAATAAAACTAGATTATCGGATTCTGATAGTAGTAGGTTATCATTATCAGAAACGATATCATCTGCTTCAGAAAAACGGAAGCAAAAAAAGAGAAAAGGAAATATAATAAGAATAGCAACTTAATTATCAATGATAGAATAAATAACATTTTTTAATATTTGATTCATTCTTGTATTAACTAATTTAATCATATCTGGATTATTTATATTTTCACCAATAACTAATTGTTTTATATCATTAGAGATTTTGCTAAGATGTTTATTAGTATCATTTTTATTTAGATTATTATGTTTAATATCATACAAAATATTTCGTAATTTACCGTCTTTTCTAATTAATTCTTTACATGCTTTTGTAGTTTCTTCAGAAACTGTTTGTATATATTCTAGATTAAAATCATTAGCTGGTATTTCAACAGTTTCAAATTGTTTTATTTTATCAAGTTCTTCTTTTGTAAAATTTTCAATATCAAAATTAGAAGTCATAATTAAACTATATATATCAATAGAAATTAATTCAGTATTATATGTTTAAGTATAAATTAAGAATGTTTAAAGAGATACTAATATTATAAGAAATGAGTTTGGATAAAAAGAAAACAAAAGGAAAACGTGGTAGGAAACCTACTAGTAAAATTATATCATTAAAACAAACAAAAAGCAAAGTTAATGACGATTTAATTGCTCATATTCCATTAGATGAGGAAACTATAAAAAAATATATGACTGAAACTGATTCTGAGGCTGAATTATTAAATAATAAAAAAATAGATATATTTTTCGAGACAGAAAATAAAAATACAAAGAAAAATGAAGTATTACAATTAAAAAATGAGAATAAGAAGTTAAAAAAGCAAATAGAATTATTAAAAAAAGAGAATGGAATAAAGGATAGTAAAGTATTCAAAACCAAAGTAAATTTTTATAATGAAACATTTAAAAATAATGTAAATGAAAAGACAACAAATGAATTAGCATGTTGGTGGTGTAGTCATAAATTTAGTGGAATACCGATTGGAGTACCAAATAAAATATTAAATAATAAGTTTCATGTGTTTGGTAACTTTTGTAGTTTTAATTGTGCAGCTGCGTATATTCACAAAATGGATGATTGGAAAATAACAGAAAGATTATCATTATTACATCAAATGTATTATTCAGTTTATGACATTGATGATTATGAATCAATAAAATCAGCACCAGCTAAAGAAACACTAAAGTTATTTGGCGGTCCTCTTACAATTGAAGAATTTAGGAATACTTCAAAAAATCAAAATAGAGACTATAGATTGATCGTACCTCCAATGACTTCAATAATTCCATTAGTTGAAGAAAATAACAAAGAAAAGAATAAATGTCATTATTCAACCAATAAGAATATTCCATTGAATAATTTAAAAATATCAAGTAAAATAGAAAAATTAAAATTAAAAAGATCCAAACCTTTACATTCATCTAAATATTCATTAATTGAAACAATGGGGTTAAAAACAGATAATAATTAGTAGTATTTAATAAATAATATTATTTATTAAAATTAAAGTTTATATTCCAAATAATAAGCACCTTGTAAAAAAGCATCACATAGATCATCTTTTTTTGAATTAGTTGCTAAGAAAGAAAGATTATCAGCATCGTGTTTTAGTAATTGTTTACAATATATAATACCTAATTGTTTTGTCAATTTATATTTTTCTGTATCATTTTTTGATTTTTTTAAAATAGATATAGTATTATCGTGATTTACTTTTAATTTATTAGAAGGACACATATATGTTAGATGATTAATTGGATTTGAGTTATCAATTTGTCCTCTAATAAGAAACCAATTATAAAGTGTTTCAGCAATACTTTTCATTTTAGGATTTTTTAAGGACGGTTGATTTTCAATAACACAATGATTAACATTTAATAAAATTTCTTTTTTTTGATCTAAAAGTGTGATTAGAAGTTTTTTTAAAACTTTGATGTCTATTGTTTTACAATTAGGAGGTTTATATTTTATAAATTCTTGATTTTTAACAATTTTAGTACAAATATTTTTTTTATGAGTTGTACAATAATTAAAATTATTTACATTACCTGTTGCTTTTTTTTTACATTTATCTGAAAATTGACATGTAAAATTTGTACATTTTAATATTGTTGGTTCAAAACTATTAAATTCTCGTTTATGAATAGCACAATATCCAATTGTTTTGTCATTAATTTTATTGGTAACTAAAACTTTTCTTTGACAATTTTCTCCCATACATTTTAGA